TCTTCATTAACTTTACTTTGTTCTAATTCCATATCGTGCCCACCAAATTGTACATCCCCATTCTCGTCAACTATCACATTAGCTAATATGGGAATGTTTTTAATTGAATCTTTAGTTTTTTCCATATCATCAACTTCAAAATGAGAACGATTTGGATTATCACCATCATGACAAACTCTGAGACGCATTTTAATAAACTTATCAGAATCGAAAGAATTATCTATTTCATAAGTAGTAGCAAGTGATAAATGCTGTAATTTATTTTTTTTACTCAATATCCACTTCACCACCTTTCTAAAAAATCATCTTATTACTAAAAGTAAATTTTGTACTGTCTATTTTTCCAAAATCAAAAAATAGAGTAGGGGAGTTTTCAAAAATAAAAATCCCATTGGTTTCAACCAACAAATTATATCCATTTTGGAGTAATTTATTTTTTAATTCTTCAGAAAAACAATGAATAAACTTCATGAATTTGAAACCTCCTTTTATTCCTCATTATTTTCCTGCCCTTCACCATCACTAGCACCATCGGTTTCCCTTGGTGGTCTATTGCTATCTTTTTTATCGGGGGACAGAGTATTAGCAGACGTAAGAGGTATAAATTTATCTTGTAGTCCCAAAATATCATTTTCAAAAGTTGTAGAATATTGCACTTCTAATGGTGACATTCCCAGACTACCGCAAACTTCACGTTTAACTGGAATTCCATACGAAGCAGCTTCTTTAAGTCTTTTATATACTTCGCCATAATTCATTTCAGTAGTATTAAGTATTTTAACTTTAAAATTATCATCTAGCGATAACTTTAATTTACGATTTAGCCATCGTTCATATTGCCTATACAGATTAAATATTATAGTTTCGTCCGATACGATGCTTTTACGTATTGATTCTTCTGTAATTTTGTCGGAATTAAAAATAGCCTGGTTTACACCAGACGAGTTCCAAAAACTCTTTTCTGCATCTGCAACAGAGTTATTTTCAATCTTATTTTTATCTCCTAAATGAATATCTTTAACATCGTCATAGGGGGACAATATGAATCCAACTTGATCAGGAAGCTGTTGCATGGCCCGATTACCAAAAGTTATAGCTTCATCCAAATGTAATGCAAAATCATTGGCTTTATCCGCATCTTTTCTATATGGTATTTTTGCAACCAATACTACATAATTTTGGAGTTCTTCTTTTGCTTTTTTTAATAATTTATAATCTTGCAAATCAAAAATATCAGGAAATATACTTGCGAAAAACGGAATGGGATAATCTAATTCTTCGTTTAATTTTATACATACACTATTTTCGACACTTAATTCTTGCCATCTATATTCTTGTCCTTTTTCTCTATATAAATCATATTTTTCTTTAAATTCTGGAGCATAGTATGTTTCTAATAATTTTTGATTTTTTGTACTGTTAAAAAATGAAAAATTAAACTGAAAAGTTCTTACACCATCTGCCCAACCATTAAGTCTACAATAATCAGGATTAAGCGGTTGGATAAAGTACGAATAATTTGTGCTATAATCATACCCATAAAAAACATCTTCAACAAAAGAAGTTTTTGTTATTTTACTAAATTCATGTTTTATATTCATATCTTCAACATACTTAATTGTTTTTAAATATTTCTTTAATATGTTTTCTTTGGGTAATTCAATAATTTTATTATTATTTATATTAATAATATAATCATATCTCGCCATATCTGACACATAATGAATTAATCTTTTATATTGAGGACTTAAATTATATAAAAGCCTAGATATTTGTCTTATAATTTTTCCACTAGTTACAGGGGATTGCAAATATTTAATTATATCCTCTTTTTTATACTGTGATAAAAATGCACTGCCTTCCGATGTTGCTTGTAAGTCTTTTTTCATTAGTTGAACAAGTTTAGATACATCTAATTTATAATATTTAAATTCATATTCTTGTTTTTCTTCTACTTCTTTAGGCAAATAACTCCCTCCTTTCATTCATTCAGGGGATTATATTAATATTTTCGTATATTTGGTTGTTTAAAAAGAAATAATTTATTTATGTCTACGTTATTATACTTATGTTCTTTGTTTTTCTTTTCTTTTAGATATATCCAAAATAATCCATACATCAATGCAGAAAATTTATCCTTCGGTATTGACCTTGAAATTTGTTCTATTTCAGAATCATTACCTCTTTGTTTATACCTAAGATTCATAATTTCATCACATAAATTATTTGTAAGAACATAAGGAATCTCAGCAATGGCAATTTCTTCACTATCATTTTTAAATTTTTTCCTATTCTTTTTTTCTAACTCTTTAATTCCTTCGTTTGGGGTTTTTAATAATTCAATATCTAACTTGTTAAATATCTTCATAATATTATTAATCATATCACTATTTTTCGTTTCTTTTCTTTGAGATTTTAGAGCATAAACCATAGGTATAGCATCCGGAGTTTCATATTTAGTCCATTGATTATCTGTATCATTGATAACTTTATATGGTGGGTTTCCATCATTCAAATCTAAAACCAATTGGTCAACAACCCCCGACCCAATACCGTTGGCATCAATTATTAATATACTAGCCTTATATTCTTTAACTTTTTCTTTTAAAAATTTAGCTTGCCAAGTGTCGTGTTGTCCTTCCATAGAAAATATATTTACAATTTGTTTTTGATAAGTACCATCTCCACGGGGAATTATTTTTATTACTACTAATGCACTTAAAGCATTTTCTTTACCAGTTGACCTAGACACATCGTATGAAAGAACATATTCTACTTTTGTTTCATCACTATTCTCCCATTCTGCAACGCCTAAAGTTCTGCATTTGTTCAACTTTTCATCCGAAATCAAACTATCCGAACTTGACCCCGTATAAATAGATTCATATTCACGCATAAAATCAAGGATACTATATGTTGGAGACTCTCGTTTTTCTTCAATAAAATCTATATCCAACTGTCCAAACATACACGGTAAATCATATGAATTCCCTGTGCAAAACGCAGATTCCCCATTCATCATATTGTCAAATATTTCTTTGCATTTATCATAAGCAAATTGTTGTTGTGTAGAAGCAGTTGATATATATATTTCTCTTTTATGTGTTTCGTTTGGATCGACACTTCCACACATTGCAGGACGACTATTTGCCATTAATGGAATAACTACACTATTTAGTACATCTCCATCAAATTTTTTATCGCAAATTTCTTCTATTGCACCACCGTATCTACGTCCCCCACGAGTACTATCTTTCATTTGTACTACATCATATTTGCTACCATTATAAAAAACAAGTTTTGTATAATCTTTATCCTTCTTATATATTTTGACCTCTTCTCTCAATAAAGGAAAGAAATCAAAAATATCATCCAAACATTCCTGTGTTATTTTTGCAGCCTGTTCTTTTCCAGGGGCGCAACAAAAGAGTTTCTGGCGAGGATACATAATACAAAGCAACACAAACGCAAGGTTTTGGAGAAACGATTTTGAAGTACCACGAGTTGCTGTAATGAAAACTTTCCTATATCTAAACATTATCCTAAGATATATTCTTTGATAAAAATGCAATTTTATTTTTGCATCTTCAGGCTGTATAAAATCAATGAAACGGTCAGGATAGAATCGAAAATAACTACATAATTCTCTCCACTTTGGTTTCATTTTTGCAAAATCTTTTATTTGTTTTTGGTTTACTTTTCTTACCTCAAAATTATCGGGATTTGTGTTAAAATTACTATCCTTTCTGTCCCTATCCTTCCTACTGAAATTAGTGTGGCTCGCCATACTCTACCTCAATTAAATCATTTAATTCTATAGCACATTGAGCTTTTTCATCAATTTCGTCTTTTTCTATTTTGGGTGTGTTGGAAGGGGGAGAGGATAGTTTTTCAGACCTGTTAAATTTTAACATAAAATTCAATATAAACATTATTGTTTTATCTACAATATCTTGTTTTGCTCCATTTATTTTTCTATAATATTCCCAAGGTGGTATAAAATCATCTTTTTCAACTTCTGCATAAATATCACAAAAACGTCTTATGCCACCACCTTTATCTGCCTCACTAATGTCACTAGTTCTTAATTTTGCATCAGACATATATTTAGAATATAAATCTCCTAATGCTTTAGCCGTTTTAGAATCCCCATCTTCTATGGCTTTGTCAATTTGAACTGATAGTCTTGCGATTTTTTTTATATAATCTTTATCTTGAGGAGTATCAGGTTTGTTTATGTCCACCATAGAACGATAAAAACTTTCTAATCTTATATATTCATCGGCTTCCCAATTCTGTCCCCAAGCAGTAATAAGTTTCTCATCTACAATTATACTATCATCGACTAAAGTATCGTCTTTTGGAGTATCAGTAATAAAGCAAGAATCTTTCCATGTGAGTTTTCTATTTTGTGAAAGACCTAAATTTTTAAAATATGTGCCTATTGGGTTTGCAGAATTTTCATCAATAGATATTTTCCATAATTCTTCGATAAATGGTCTATCTACTAATTTTAAAGTGTCTTTTAATTTTTCAATAGATATATTTTCTTTGTTATCAAGACACATTTTTTGAATACAATTCTTACAATACGGTAATTTTCCAGTACCATGCAGGGGATTATAACTAACATAAAATTCGTTGCTTTTTTTTGTTTTTGCACAGCCAATACATGTTAATTCTACTTTTTGCTGTGGCTTTGCGTATGTGTTTTTTTTAAGTCGTGGCACAAAGCCACCTCCTTTTCTTCTACAAATAAAAAATAGAGTAGGGGACACCTACTCAAAAATCATAATAAATTCACGATTTTGTTTAGTTTTTTTTAAAATCCAATCTTATTCCTATCTTCACAATCATAATCCTCGTCTTGTGCTTGAGGATGTTCAAATCCTATCGCCTGTATTTGTTGATAAGGATCACCACTTGCTTCGGGATATTCTCTAGCAAAATCTAAATTCATTGCTTTCATATTCAAATTATGTAAAGTAATTTGTTCTGCTTTTCTATAATTAAAAATTTCAAAATATGTATCAAAAATAGGAAACATATATCTTTCCAATATTAATCCAATAAAAATTCCAAGATAAAACAAGTGCATATATACACCAATTTAACCCTTCATTAATCTAAATAAATTGTATATTCTACTGTTTTACCAACACCTTCTTCAAATATAGCAAATGTAGATGTAGGATTAGATACACGTTTTATATCCATAGCAAAATCATCTATTCCCATAATGCTACCAACACCTATACATCCTTTTCTTACTCCGGCATTTATGCTATTAGCATGGTGCTTATGCCCTGTAACCATATAGTCAATCTGAGTATTATAAATAAATGCAAAATCCCTGATTGCTTGCATTACATTTTTTTCTTCTCCGTGAATACCTAAAACATTAAATCCTACAATATTTGTAAATATTTTATCTGTATGATTATTATGTACAATTATATTTGGATTATCTTTTAAAATTTCAGCAACCAACACTTGAATTACTTTACTTAAATTCTCATCGGGGGTATCTCCTTTTTTACCAGTGAGTAGACGTAATTGAGTATGATTCCCCTCCGTAGCATAATAATTAATTAAAACATATTTACTTAATTCATTAAGCCAATCAGCAATAAAATATGAAAATTGAATGGTGGATTCTACTAACCCATATTTAAGAGACATTAATTGACTGATCCTAATTATACCTTCTAGTTCATCACCTAAATTAAAAATATTAATTTCGTTGAAGCCTTCCTTGTCAACTATTTCAATGGTTTTATCAAGTAATTTCCACATTCTTTTTTTAAAAATGTCTACGCTATATTCATTAATAATTTCTCCATGCAACCCTAAAATTTTAAATTCTTTATTATAATGAGGGTCTGCAAACGCTAATAAACCGCATTTATTATTTTGTTGAACTACATTTTTATTTCTTAAATTTTTATTAATATCTAAAATGGGATGCTTTTTTATTTCTTCAATTGCTCTTTCAATAAATAGTTCAAACCTTGCTTCTTCACGAAGCATTTGATTAAGTGCAATTTTTTCTGTTTGAACTTTATATTTTTCCTTTTGTAATTCTTGTCTTTTAATTTCTAATTGTTTTAAAATATCTTCCTCTGTAATATTCTTATAACCTTCTTCTTTAAGTTTAGATATAACCGTCTTAACCCCATACAAGCGTTTTCTGGATTCATCCGGCGATATTTTTTCACCAAATAAAAATTCCCATATTTCAGACTTATCTAAATCGATAATACCATTCTCTTTAGCATCAATTAATCTATCTGCATATTCAATAAAACTTTCGTTATCTCTTTTTTTTATATCAAACATCTAGTCCCTCCATTACATTGAAGTAGGGGAGGGGAGTAGAAACTCCCCCACATTACTCTTTTTCGATTTTTATTTTTTTCTTTTCTGGTCTATCGAGTATTAGGGTAATGAATGTTAATCCGTTTTTACTAGACACTTTAACTTTCTCAATCTCATTCATTATACTTTCAGCTATTGGCAATTCAAAAGATGTATCAAAAGTATGATTATAAAGTTCTGTAGAACCACTCACTTTTAATCCATAGTCATATTCTTCAACAACTACATCTTCTGGATTGATGCCTATTGTCTTACAAATACACATATAAGTTTTGTCATCTTTTTTCGTCCAACATGATGGAAGCATGTCTTTCACAACTGAATTAAAAACTAACCTCCTTGGTTTGCCAAACCCCAATAAAAATTCATCAAAAACATCATCAAAAAATTTTGTCATAAAAAATACCTCCTAAAAATAATAAAAATATATTGATAAAGTGGTAAGCCCACTATTATCCAATGGAGCAGAGGAGAGGGTACGATCCTCCAACCTGATGATTACAAATCAACTGCACTACCAATTGTGCTACCTCTGCTTGGTAGGAACGGGTAGAATCGAACTACCACTCTGACGATTATCAGTCGTCTGTTTTACCATTAAACTACATTCCCAATGGTGGGGGAGGGTGGATTTGAACCACCGAAGCCCGAAGGCAACAGATTTACAGTCTGCTCCGTTTGACCACTTTGGTACTCCCCCAATGGTCGGAGTGGCAAGACTTGAACTTGCGATTTCCGCATCCCAAATGCGGAGGGATACCACTACCCTACACCCCGATTATTATTGGCAGAGACGATAGGAATCGAACCCATCACACGGAGGTTTGGAGCCTCTGTCGCCAGCCTTGGTACATGCGCCCCTGCAATCTGTAAAGGATAGGTTAACATCAAATAAGAATTTTATATTAATCTAATAATCCCTCAAACAATAAGTCTGCACAAACTTGAGCTGTTTCACTACGTTCTGATATATTAGCTTTCATACAACCAAATAAAAAATGACCCTTCATTTTTTCATGTAAAAAACTAATACCCGAATTGCCGTTTTGATATTTAGAAGAATAATTTTGATAAACATCTCCCGCAAAAACAATTTTACTATTATGTCCCAATCTAGTGCATAAATTATATACATGTTTCTTTGATAAGTGAAAACTTTCATCAACAAGTATAAATGCGTCATTCCATGTTCTTCCCTGTGTAAAACCTATATAAGTAGTTTCTATTTTATTTTCAGACTTTAAAGTATCTACGGCAACTCTACCACCCAAAGAATCTATTAGCGGATATTCCCAGACATTGAGTTTGTCCTCTATTGTTCCTGGGAGAGAGCCTATATCTTTATGTCCAATATCTACATTATTTCTTAAATAAACAAATTTACTATACTCACCTTTTAAAACCTTATCTATACCAACCACTACAGGGATATAGGTTTTCCCACTTCCAGGCACACCAAATAAACTAACCACAGTTATGTTTCTATTTTCCAAAAGATCAATTATAATTTCTTGTTCATAATTAAGAGGTTTTACTTTACCAACATATCGATTATTCACATTTTTATATTTAAGTTTTACAAACTTATTGCCATCCCATCTAAACTTGTCTTTTACATCACCATCTAGTTTTACAATCAAATATTCATTAATAAATATATTATATGTATTAAATTCTGGATGTTCATATATCGTTGCCAACTCTTCTTGGGTTACATCAATTTCTTTGTATCCTTTATAAATACTGTCTGTAGTCATACATCCATTCCTTTCGGAAAATTTATGTTACTGTAAGTAGTTCAATTTTTTAACTATACTTTCAATAGCGTAATATTTTTTACGTTTAGATTTTTTGTGTTTGCCAGTTTTACTAAGACCATATTCATTTTTGAAATAACCATTTTTACGAAGAAGGGCAACTTCTTCTTTAGTAATTTTCTGCAAATTAGTTTGCAAAACCTCCTTATATTATTTTTACATTATATTACAACCTTTTCCATACTGATAAATAAAGGGTAAAATAGGGGTTAACCCATATATATCAAGGGTTTGGTGGATTTTCTATTGGTGGTAAATTTTTATATTTTCTTTTTATATTATACCTCCTATATTTCTCTAATTCTGCCTCTCTAGCGCATTGCTGGCAATATTTCATTTTATTATTGGTGGGGGAGATAAGTAATCCGCAATTTACACAATGTCTATATTTACCAGTTTTTATTTTTCTTATGTAATTCCTCATATATCCCGTTAAACTCTTACAAAAATAACTAATAATATAATTATCTTCATGCCAACCATCAACTATTATATCTAAATCCCATCCATATTTATTTTCATATTCTTCAACGGAAATATAGTTATTAAAAATACTTCTTACAGAAGAATTGATTAGATTTTTATACCATTCAAACTTTATATTGTGCTTTTTATCAATGCTTTTCTGTTTTATAATCTCTGCTTTTTTAAAGGCACTATCAATATTTATTTTTATTTTCTTGATACTAATATTATCTACATTACCATGCTCTTTCTTATATTTAACAACTTTAAAATATTCATTTTTAGGAGTTTTTAATAATTTATAATATTCTTCATCATAGTAAACGTCTTTATCGAACAATAATCCATACATATTATTAATATGTATCCTGATATAATCAACAGAACTCAAATTTTTAAGTATATAACTCTGACAAACATTATATTCAATTCTAGTATATTTATTAAACAACTCAATTAAATCTCGTCTTCCATCCAGTATCTCTTCTCTAATGTCGTATGTGTAATATCTTTTATATTTTCTAAAAAAACATTTACTATTCCAAAGACATCCAATAAAATCATTTAATATTCTATCTTTTTCACTATCATCAACTTCTTTATATTCGTCTAATATATGATTTAAAAACAATTTAACCCCCTAAACCTCGGTAAAATTATAATATTTACCAAGAAATTCATATTGTCCTTCCTTTTTATTTGCGTCAGTAATTATATATTGTTTTTGTTGCGAAGAATTTTTTCTTAAATTTTCTAACATCACATCTCCAAACAACGCCCAACATAAAGTTTTGGTTTCACTTATATTCCTATATGCCACACTAATACAATAATTAGCGATTTCTTTATAATTTAGTTTAATCTCAAATATCCTCTTTTTATATTCATCAAATAGAATATCTAACTGGTTAATATTATCTTCTTCGGATTTATTTTTTAGATATTCTTGAAAATCTCTTTTAAAGTCATCATATATTAACCTTATTTTTTTTATTATATGTTTATTAGATACATCAATTGTATCATCAACTAATAGATAACCAGTGTTGACTACATCTCTATTCCATATTATTTTTCTTTTTTCCCATTGGATTATATAATTACACAACTCATTTAATGGAGAAGGGGAATAGTAAGCATTATATGGTATTTTATCGCCATTTTTATTACCTTTATTTATATTGCGAATTTGATTGTATACATTTAATTTTTGAGGATAGTTATATAATAAAAAATAAGGTAGTTTTTTTAAATGTTTACGCAGACTCTTATTTAATACCCACCTATATCCAACCTTCAAAAAATCTATTTCTTTGCCTTGATAAAGCCTGAGTAAACTAATCTTATCTGCATTAACCTTTTGCCAATATTCATCTTCGGTATATTGATTAATTATACTTGTGGCAACATTTGTTATTTCACCTATTCTATCGTCTCTACTATTATGTTCATAATGAACTATATTATCTTGATTATACTCAACTGCAAGAGATGATTTTTTATCATCAACGTCTACAACTATAGGCTTATCAATTTTTGATTTAAGTAATATGGAATTATGACAAAGTAAAAGAGAATCGCCATCGAAGTCGCAACCGCCTTGTTGTGGCATAGTTAAATCATACATATTAACCATGCAAACATCTTGATTCTTAAAATGTGAAAAATATTTTTTAGTAGTATCGTTATGTACAATCTTTACTTTATTAACTTCCGAAGGATCAACCAAAGGACTTCTAAAAGACAAACAATCACCTAACGGAATAGTGTCACAATAAAATTCCCCACCATTTAAACAACCCTTTACCTCTTCTCCCGCAGCATATTCTAAATATCCTACAATATCTCCAACCGCCGTATGATAAAATCCTTCTACGTAAATCTTTCCAAGTTTCATCTGTGTAATAATTTTTTGAAGTTTTCTACGTAGCATATTCCTTATGCATGGGTCTTTTAACATAATATCATTAATTAAAACAGCATCTATATATTTACTATTGATTGAATCTTCTTCGGTATCATTTATGCCTAGAAATTTTAAAACAGTAAATTTATCACCATTAATTATTCTCCCAATTAATGAAGTTGAGTAACTTGCAACTTTTATAATTTTTCCATAGTTTTTTGTATCAAGTATATTATATTTATTATTTCTTTCTTTAAATTGTTTTACATATTTTGGATTGATTAAATCCAAGCATTGTAAATATTGAAAGTTAGCCCTCGTATATAGATTTATGTCATCTGTATGGTGACTATATTTACTGATGCCAAGTTTATAATTATACTTATTAATCCTACGTATATATTCGTTCCAGGCATTATTACCAAACTTATCTTTAAAAATATCATACGCTTTCCACATGCTCACATTCCAAAGACAATCAATATCTTTTACTTTATGTATTTTACCAAAAACATCCTTTATTTCAGTAATACCTCTTTCTTCATAAAACTCCTTTATCGGTGCTTGGATGCTAATACCTTTTAAAAAAGGTAATCTAATTTGATAACTAATAGGAATATATTTTTCTTTACCACAATATTTAGCAAACATCTGGGTTATTTTTTCTGTATGACAACCAAATCCATCAAAAGGTGATATTTTAATATCATGATACCCTTCTTCTATAACTCTTTGATTTTTATATATTTTTTTCTCGCCAGTATTTTTATCTATGTATTCTATATCTTTTTCTACCGCATATCTGACATGTTGTCTAGGTAATGTTTTTGTATATTCGTCTACTAAAACAATATTTGGCAATTTTTCATTTACCAACCGACAAGCACTAAATATCAAACTTCGATAACTTTCATATTTAGAAATTACACATTTATCAACTTCTATACCCAATTTACTTCTTTCTATTATTTCTTCATAAAAATCTTTTTCTATAAAAACTGTTACTCCTTGTTTTGCTTGGGAATTAGACTTACCAAACCTAATATATTGAACATTATTATATTTAAACCCTTCTCTTAATATTTTTTCTAATAATGGTTTTCTTTTTTTATTGTGTTTTGCAACAACAAATATTAATTCATTAATTCTTTTAGTATCGTAGCCCCTCACTAATCTAATTTGGTCAAATAAGAGAGATTCTTGTTGTCTAATTAAATATTTATATTCTTCTTCTTTTCTTATATATAAGTCAGACTTTGCATCAAGAATATCTTTAATATTTATCTTTAGAATGTCATAGAGTTTTATTTTACTCAAGCGGAATTCTCCTTTTGCTTAATATAATCTACATAATACATCCATTTTAATGGTGTTTTATCGGGTAATGTACCCAAATAACTATATTGTCGAGTACCTTTACACATACGACTTATATGGGAACGGAGATTTTCGATATTATAATATTTAGCTGCTTCTTTTATTGTTTTAAACACTTCGCCAGTAGTTAAACATATCACACTTGTTCTTGTATATTCCTTCCCATCTACTACCATAATTGTAGGTAATGGTTTAGGTTTACCCCTATGTGCCTTACTCATTTTATATCTAACATTGCCATAATTTAAATTATATTTATATGTACACCATTCTAAATTTGCAACTATATTATTTTTTCTATTTTCGTCTTTATGGTTTACAATTGGATAATCGTTAGGATTTTGGATAAACATTTCTGCAACCAGCCTATGTATATAATATCTTCTTCTGTTGTTATTCCCACCATATAAGTCTACACATAAATACCCATTACCGTTATCATGAGGACTAAGTATCTTTTCTTTATGATATATACATCCTTTAATTCTTGGATGAGACTTAACTCTTCCTATATTGCTTATTTGATATAATCCCTCATAGCCTTTAATATCTTTCCATATCTCGTTTGTTAAATTTTTTATCAATTTTACTAACTACCCCTCCTCCATACTCTAAAACCTCTCTTATAATCATCCGGCAACCAATCATCCCTATCTTGTCTTATTTCATTCCAATATTCCGATCTACAATATC